ATCTATGAAGAATAACTCAACTATGAAGAATAACTCATCTTCAACGAGTCTAAACATTACAAACTATCCTAATAGCAATCTAAACTCTAAAGTGATTGCCATAGGAGCTCCTAATAAGTCTCGTGTGCAAAATATATTTACTTCTATGTCTACGAATGCAACACAAAGAAAGATGAATAATCGTCGTAAACACTCTAAAGTTTCAAATATTCTACCAAAAGTTGGAGGAACTCGCAAAAACTATCGTAAAAAGAGCCGCAAAAGCCGCAAAAATAGAAAACAATCAAGGAAAACACATCGCAAATAAATATAAGATTCGCTTTTTTTGAAGAAGTATTAATATTCTTTAAAATAGAATGACAGATTATACTTCACATATTGAAACAGCACTTGAAAAGGCTGAAAAAGCTAACTCAAAAATATCAAATGATATTCTTGCGTTAGATGGAATGACTGGCGCAAAAACACGTCATTTTTATAATAACTTATTGGATATCTCAGGTGCTCGATATTTAGAAATCGGAACATGGAAAGGATCTTCTGTCTGTTCCGCCATGTTTAATAATGAATCAAAAGTCATATGTATTGATAACTGGACTCAGTTTGGTGGACCTCGCTCCGAGTTCTTAGCAAACTTTGAAAAGTTCCGTGGTAAAAACGATGCTCGATTTATTGAATCCGATTGTTGGTCAGTCCCCCTCGATTCTATCGGTAAGTTTAATATCTTTCTATTTGACGGAGATCATACAGAATATAGTCATTTTAAAGCACTATTACACTACACTCCTGTCATGGATGATACATTTATCTATATTGTAGATGACTGGAACTGGGATATGGTTCGTATTGGAACAAACCGAGCGATTGAAACGATAGGACTCAAGATCCTCTATGAAAAAGAGATCAGAACATCCTGGGATAATACAGTTCCTACTAAAGAAGAATGTGCTAAGGGGTGGTGGAACGGATTGTATATTGCAGTTCTCCAAAAGCCAAGTTTATAGAAAGTTAGAACTCAAATATTCATGCTCTATAATAGAAATGTCAACCCCCCGTGAGATTATTTTGAACCCGGGTGAAAGTTTGATTATTAAATGTAGTGGTGCTACTAACTCCACTTCTATTATGGAAACAGTTGAACTAAATAATCCTGTTAAACTAAATAGTTCTGTTGAACCTTTTGAAGCTCCTGTTGAAGCTCCTGTTGAAGCTGTTGACCCTGCAACACTTATGGGAGGAGGTAAACGCAAATCTAAGACTCGCAAGGCCAAGGGTTCCAAAAAGAGCCCTAACGGCTATATGAAGTTTGCGTCTGAAGTTCGCCCTCAGATTCTTAAAGAGAATCCTGGTCTCAAGAGTGACGTTGTCAAAGTCGCTCGTAAGATCGGTGAGAAATGGCGCGCACTTACGGATGCCGAAAAAAAGCGTTACTAGAGCGAATCGCTTCTGTCGCTAACTGATCAGCTTTAACATTGCCACACCAAGGAAACTCATTCTGATGTGCATCATTATGTGCCTTTACGAAATGTAATGTGATTGCCTTATTATTCTGTAATCTATCATACACATCTTGAATGATATCAAGATTCTGTATGGTGTTCCCATCCTTTTTTTTCCATCCATTCCGTTTCCATCCAGCAGCCCATTTAGTCAGCGAATGAATACTATATTCTGAATCTGACCAGATCCAATAAATATCATAGTTCTCTCGAATATGGGGAATACGACTCTCTAATGCAACTAAAGCAGTCTGTATGGCTCGTAACTCGGCACGATTATTCGTCTGATTCTCATCACGATTTAATGGTTTCGAAACATTTAATGATAACTCTGGCTTCTCATTGTAAAAATATACGCCATATCCACCACGAGCATTCTTCTTTCCATTATTCTCACATCCTCCATCCGTAAAGATATGATACGTGCGATCTTCCCTCTTTGTCATAGGATTCACAATGAGTTCATTCTTTGGAGCTATGATTTTAAGGGGAGAAATAGTCACTTTTTCTTGTTGTTTTTCTTCTGTAGATCCACCGAAATAGGTTGTAATAAACTTTCGAACCGACATATCTCTTCTAACTTCTATGAAATAGTTTAGATGGATACACACGTTCTCCTTGCACTCTTTCATATTTTTTTCGTTGTCCCCCTTTTTCTCTATGTCGCAATCTCTAAAGCAGAAACACACGTAAATGTCTACCGAGTTATGTTAATCCTCGGAGCAATCATTTTTGTCTATCATGCATATAAATCGCTCCTACGGTATAACTCTGGATCTTCTATGCTTTGGGTCAATCTACTACATGTTTTATACGTAGCCCCTTTAATGATCTATATCGGCTATAAAGAAAAAAATACACCCCGTTCTGCTTATGAACTCTTAGCACTGATTGGATTTGCGGCACTCGGTTATCATCTTTATAACTTAGTCATCTCCATTAACATTACTAAATCGCTAACAGACTGATTCTAAAAGAGGATGAACTTCAATATTATGTGTGATAAAACATTTACCACAATGATAATGAAATGCTGTATTACTATTAAATCGCTCTGAACATGTTACACATCGTAAATACTTCTTATCCTCTACAACTAACTCTTCACAATAGTTATTTAATACATCATTACAATGCTTTCGCAAGAAATGTATACGACGATTCGCTTTTGTAAGAGCTTCAAACTCACATCCATCGATCGGACATTTGAAGACTTCATGTCTCTTCTGAGCCTGTTCCTCAACTTCAGGATGACGCGCAGCCATATGAGTATCAAGAGTCATCTTATGTAGAAACTCATGCTTACAGATTGAGCAAATGTTTTGATACTTGCCCTCATGTTTCTTCAGATGATAGTGCATCGTTGAAGGATTTCCTAAAGGATATCTCACTGTAGACTTTGGCTTGAATGGACATTTATCACACATCAGATGCCCTTCACTATCTCTTACGTATGTAAATGTCTCTTTTTTAACAGTTGCTTCTTTTACCATTATATGAGTCTGAGGGATTGAATAGGCCAAACTTTTTTCAATTTTTATAAGGGCTTAAAAATATGCTAAAGATCTTATGAAAATGGATCACAATGATAACTGTTTCGTTTTTACTGAAATCGTTCGTTGTGGTATTATTGGAAGAGTAGCATTTGAGACATTTCATCAGTTTCATACTCGTAAACTGCATATCTTTGGTAGACAAGAGGATTTTCAGTTCATCGTGCCACACCCTAACAATGTCTTTCATATCCTTGAAGAAGACTCTGAGATTGTAAAGTCATTTAATAGTGGTCATAGAGGAACATCCATGGTATGGACAAAGGCTATTCTTGAATGTAAAGAAAAATATTTGATTCATATTGATAGTGATGTTGTATTTCGTGGAAATATTGTAGATGATATTGCCGAGTTACTTAAAACACATGACCTTGTCGGCACCCAGCGAAACTATAAGAACAATCCTCATAAAGAAAGAGATGATGTTAGACATCTTCCTGACTGCGTCCATACATTCTGTTTTGGGTTTAATCGAGAACTGATCTATGTTAAAGAGCCTGATCTTCTGGCACGTCTTGTTGAAAACTCACTTGATTATAGTATTATTAATCAACTCTATTCTAAATATCCTAATCGTTATACATATCTTCCAACGATTGACTTTTTTGATCCTGTATCTTTTATTATTATGAAAGAAGGTGGTAATGTTATCTTCATCTCAAATGACATTATGGGTAATACGAATAATGAAGGCACACGTGTAAATAAGTATGGTATTCTCAATACAGAAATTGATTTTGGTGATAAGATTGCACATTTTGCCTCCGTTGGAAGTGGACTAAACTTTCTGAATATGAAGAAACGAGGTGAGAAGATTGATGTTCCAGAGTGGTATGTAGACTATGCCGTTGGAAAACTGGATCTTTACATGCGTCTCTTTTATAAGACAAAAATAATGGAAGATTCAAAGAATAAATTCTTAAATCTATACCCAGAACTATCAACTATATTTTCTGGGCTTAAACTTACTCCTGTATAACAATCTAAGAATGGTTCATATACTCACCTTGGCCATCGGCAAAGATTATTGTAAATCCTTGGAGAAAGCTCTTAGTTCCAAGGTCGAGTATGCTAAGAAGCATGGATATACCTACATTCAAGGTGATGAGAAATCATGGGATCGTGATCGACCTATCTCATGGTCCAAAGTTATATTTCTTTTAAAGCATCTAGAAACTTTAAAGGATGGAGAGATTGTCTGGATGAGTGACGCAGATGTCTTGATTACTAATATGTCACTAAGTATTGAAGATCATATTTTACCGTTAGTAGATCGAAATAAAGATATGCTAATGGCAAATGATGCCTGTGGTCATATCAATGCAGGTAATATCTTTATGAGAAACTCACCATGGCTCCGTAACTTCTGGCAACGAGTCTATCAACAAACCGATGTAATCTATCATATTTGGTGGGAGAACGCAGGAATCTTAAAACTCATGGAGTCGAATCAATCGGATCGTGATATGATTCAAATCACAGATCAACACAAACGATTTAATGCTTATATTATGGGTCTTCCTGGACAACCCTTATGGGAACCAGGTGATTTCTTAGTCCATTTTGCTGGAGTCTATGATGCAATCAAGATGCAATCTCTTATTGATGAAATCTTGAAGGGAGGTGTTCCCCGTCTCAAAATGTTCTAAGAAAAAATCGCTGCGTAAAGTATAGACGAAATGAACAGCAATACTCGCAAGAACGTATCTCACCCACAAATGGGCGGCATGGTCACAGTTGGTAGCAAGGCACAGGTCTTCCACGGAACCGCCAAGCACACTTCCGGTGGCTTGGTCAAGAAGGACCTCATGAAGACCCGCAAGGGCCGCATTGTATCCAAGGCCAAGCACGCAGCAGGCCTCAAGGCAATCAAGCAGTTGAGAAAGTCCGGATATGTTGCCAAGAAGGGCACCTTCAAGCTCTTCAAGAAGCATTAAATATTAAACATTCGTTACTAAACACTTTTTTAGGATTGAGTACACTCCAAAAGAAATGTTTTGATAGATTCTTATTTTGCCGACGGAATCCTGTCAGCAAGATCTCGTAAAGTCATGGCCAGTTCATTCCCCCACAACGGTTCCTGAGGTGCTTCTCCTTCGGCAATATCATACCAATAAATGGCACCCGAACGATCTGCCTCACCAATCGCTGACCATATTAATCCTGCTCTTGCTGCACGTAGTTCAGGCATGACCGATCGTAGATTCAATGCGGAAAGACGTGAGGAACCCATACGTGTCAACAATGTCTCTTCAACACGACTTGCATCCATCGTTGAAGGATAAAAGATCACATCCCAGTCTCCTCGTGGTTGTTGAGGGCCGTATCCAATGAGTGTACAATCAACCCCTGATATCTTTTGAAGTATATTGGCATGAGGCTCTTCTCCAAACCATACAAGACGAATCGGCCTCACTACATTAATGACATACGTTAACATAAGCCGTAAATCATTCTGATCTTTGATACGAAAGATTGCATCCCATTCAACGCGTTGAACCCATTTTGTAGAAAGTTTCCGATTTTCTGTAATGACAAGAACTTTACGTCCCCGACCCAAAAGTTCCTGTTCAAGCACATGAAGCCGATTCGGAATCATCGATTCATCTCCGAGCAACCAAATCTTTTTACCACGAAGTTGGGAGTTAAATGCTTCGACTCGGATAGTGTCCATTGCTAGACTTCCGTAGAAAAACAGATTAACGAAACTTACGCTTCAGGGCAAAACCAACTGCCACAGCGGCCAATGTAAATAAAACAACTCCTACTGACTGTGGAATAAACTCCCATTTATATAAAAAACTTTTTGCTTCCAATATTTCCTTAGAAGCATTAAAATACTTTTGATAATCTATCTCCTTATTTTCAATATCACTATATCCTGTATCTTGTATTGATAGATGTGGCACTGTACATAGGCTTCTAAGATTATCTTTATAATATACATCAATCTTTACAGATTCATCTACCTCATTTAGAATCTTGTCATATACATCTCGATGTATAAGGCAAAAATGAGAGGCATATCCTTTTATTTTGTAAAGAGGTGGTTCAGTGTTAAATACTTCTGCCTCAAAAAGATATGTGGGTCCTCCATTGAATAAATCCCATTGATCACGTTTCTCCCATAGTATCGGTAGGAGCGAACGTAACTGTTCTATTGATCCTTCCATAGGAATAGCATCATCTTCAAGAATAATAACCCATGGATAGTTTCGTTCCTTAGCAATCTCAATACACTTTCGATGACTCAATGTACAACCTTTCCATCCTGGTTTCATTTTAACAGCATTGATTCTCTCCATTGGCACATTCCATTCCTTAAATGCTTTTTGGTGTTTAACCCATCGATCATGACGATCCTCCAAGTTGATCACACAGATCGGAGGTATCTCCATTTACTATTTACCTTTAGTTTTTTATGACCAGTCTGCCTTAATCCATTTATTTTGAGAATCTTTTGTAAAAAGAGTATCCATATATAGTTCCTTAATCTTTGCAAGAATCGGGGTTGTATATGACTCTAAAAACTCAGTCGTAATACCTGAAGGACCTGCAAACTGAAAAATCCTATTATTAAGAGTGCTGAGATCAAAATAACAGGTGGTATCCGTTTCATCCATATTAAGAGTATTAAGACGCATAGATGGATTACCTCCCTTCGCAAAAATGCCTTCTTTCATTTGATATACAAAGTCATTAATAATATGTTGCTTTATTGCCTCTCTGTATTCAGCAGTAAAGTTCTGTAGACGAACCTTCGAGATCGGAAATATGATATTGGATGACATTCTATTCGTAGAATCAAAAACATCTTATTATTTTAAACGCATAGTTCAGAAGAGAATGAACTGGGTCCCTTATCTTTCTGCTTTTTTCCTATTGATTTTGATTGATCTACTATGGTTAGTTCCCTTAAGTTCCGTATTTTCGACATTAGTCAAGGATATTCAAGGACATGCGCCTAACTTCCGACTTGGACCCGCTATCGTAGTCTATATTGCTCTTGCGTATTTAGTTCATCGTTCCAAAACGGTTCAAGATGCGTTTTTTATGGGCGCCGCTACCTATGCCGTCTATGACTTTACAAATCTGGCAATCTTTGAAAAGTATAATCTCTATTTAGCCATCGCCGATACTATCTGGGGTGGTGTTCTCATGGCGACCGTTCGTTATTTACTCAATCAGGCTTTCTAAATAAAAGGATTATGGGCCCAATGTAGGAGAGCCTGTCTTTGTGTAGGTCGGCAAGTTAAATCTCCTGGTTTACAGTTCGCCTTAATGGCCCCTGCATGACGCACAAATGCCTTCCATCGTTTGATTTGAACCGCATCTAACTCAGGAAGTCTGCGACCCATCCAATAGCGACAATACCATTGGAACCATCCACGTTCATCGGGGTTTTCTTTTGAATCACTCAAAATCGCCCGACCCATTTTATCGATATGGCGCCTTTCTCCTTTTTCTGGAGGCACCCATCCATACTGACGCCATTCACTCAAGGGTAAGCGAGACTTTATATTGAAACAGTTGACAGATACATCAGGAGGAGCATTTGGTCGTAGTTTATCCAAAGCCAATGCATTCAGAAACCATTCCGCAGGAAACTCTGAGACACAATCATTCAGATATTTACCCTCGAAAGACCCCATGGCCAGGATTTCACCAGGATCACAGTAGGGTTTAAATCCTGGATCGGAAAGATCTCCTGGTTCCGCATCCAGAGTATAAGAATATCCCTTTCGCATTCTATTATTTACATGAATCGTTTGACCTTTGTGAAACTCTCTAAGAGGTTTCGCTTTGGAAAGTTCTTTCAAGAGTTCTGTTGTCATCCCTACTAAGGCTTTCGGCCTAAAATTGAACTATTAGTTCTTTGTATTTGGAATCAATCATGCCAGATACATATATCCCTCAAGAACCCCATCCAGTTACAGAGAAAGGAAAACTGTTCCTCGGTTCCCTACCACCGAGAGAACGAGAACTCCATGAACTTGCCACTAAAATGCTCGGTTCTTCATATTTCGTTGAGAAGACACATGCATTTACAAAATGGCTGAAGAACACTACTCCAAATACTCAATCTCCAGCAGCAAAGTAAAATCCCTACCCCCAAACTGAATCAAGTTATCAAACTCATCTCTTAATGCGATATCAAGTGTTGTCATGCGTGCGATTGGAGCAGGCTTTGAGACAAAGAGAGGTTGAAAGAGGTCTTTATTGAAGGTTTTATAGGTATACTCAGAAGCATCCATATAAATGATGGAATGAGGATTACCTTTTCCAACCGATCGTTCAATCGTTCCTAAATCCTGTGAGTTATCGTGATTCATAAATAAATAGATACGATTCAACAAGAACTCTAAATCCATCGCAAGAGGAGATGTTATTTTTCCTGTTCCTCCATCCGTGTAATCTTGAAATAGAAATCCCAGAATACGTCGAGGCGTTTTCATTTGAAGAAGCACATTTGTAGAATCAATCAAATCTACAAAGTTTCCCGTCGCAAAAAGAAAAGCAAACGGTAATAAACCCGAATCGCGTGTAACTACGATTTGATCGGTTGTAGGACTCACACCCACTGAATAGTTATTTGTGATTCCAGGAGTTCGATTCAGTTGCGAGGCAAGTTCTGTTGCAAGAAGATCTAATGAATACCGACCTATATTCAAGCTGATAGTAAATAGTGCAGTGCCTTCTCTAAATGTAAAAGTATTCCATGTGTTTGTAATATTAAACATGCGTGTAGGCACAGTTCCACCCACGATTTGAATCGAAACAACATCTTTGAGAGGTCTTTGAAATCTCCAACGAAACTGACTCGGATTCGGATAAATGCCCACGTTTCGATCACGACTATTGACTTCTACAAGAAGTTGGCGTCGTTTTCGATCCTTTGCATTTGGGGGGAGGAGAATATCTTGACCCGAGGACCGAATATTATTTTGACCTTGAGCTATCGGAGGAGTATTCATTCTATGGGATCCTTATAGAAAAAAGGTCATGCAAAATCTCTTTCCCGGACTTACATTATCACAAGAAACACAAGGGTATTTGGGGGCCAATAAAGCGACTCCTGGATTTGATATGTTTAATCGGCAACTTGTCGTAACACCTACCACCCTCTTTGTGACACATCCCGCATATACAATGCAAAAAGGAAGAATGGATTTTGTCAGCACAGGCACGGGTGTCATTACCTATGATATTTCAAACTGTGTGATTAGTCTGAGTGCTTCAGGATCTGGAGGTAGAGCCATTCGTCAGTCACGAGAGTATCAACTCTATCAGCCTGGTAAACTTCAAAACTTTTATATGTCAATGACTCCTCAATATTCAGGTGTATTTGATGAATCTGTTGCTATTCGTGTAGGTAACTTTGATGACTATCGGGATAAGAATACTCCTGGATCTACAAATGCAGGAACAGGCGTGGAAGTGAATCAGAAAAGTATGGGTCATTTTTTTGAAATCAGTGGTAATCAATGGTTTGTTGTAGAACGTGCTAATAGTCCTGACAATCTATCCAATGTTACACGCATTTCTCAATCCTCCTGGAATCTCGATACCTTGGATGGAAATCGGTCATCCTCTCCTTCTGGTTTTATTTTATCGATTCCGATTACACAGGCCATTTTAGTTGTCATTCAGAGACAATGGCTCGGAGTTGGATCGGTTCGTATGGGCTTTGTCATTAATGGAAGAACGATTTTCTGTCATATGTTTCATCAGAGAAATCTTTCAGGTCCTTATACAAGGTTACCGAATCTTCCTCTACGATGGGAGATTGAAAAAGTCGCAGGTGGATCCAGTTCCTCCGCCTCCTTTGGCTCGATTTGTGCATCGTCACAGATGATGGGAGATTATGTTCCTTTTGGAAGACTGGTTGCTCTACCTTCAGAAATAGTTGCGACTGCAAGAACGGTCGATACAACGATGAGGCCATTACTTATAGTTAGGCTGAGACAACAGTTCTGTAGAGCATCTTTTCGAGTCAAAGAGTTTGATTTTTATAACTCATCTGGAACACAATCGTCGCCTGCTCCTGTTGGTTTTACAGTCTATAGAAATCCGACGATTAGTGGAAGCCCTGCCTATACATTTACACCCCATCCTGATTCGAACTCGATGACTGAATATAAATGGTTTGGTGGAGCTTCTTCAAACGCTTATACGATTACAGGTGGAGAAACATTTTATTCTGGATTTGTCGATAATAGATCATTAGCAGCAGATGGTATGAGTGTTCCTGACTTACTCACAGCAAGAGCATTTACATCGGATATAAAAGGAAACTTAGATACGCTTGTTTTTGGTGCCTATGCGTTTTCAGGCTCAGTGAATCTTCGTGTTGTTGCAAAATGGATTGAGATTACCTAGTAAAAAATAGACCCATTAGAACAGATGGAAGAAGCAGAACTCTTACAAAAAATGGAAGATGCGGATTATAACACACATATGGGTTTAACTCAAGGAAATCTAAAACGTTATAATACAGGAAAAAAGAGATATCGTGACTTGGAAGAACAACTTTTTCGATTACGATCTCGTAGAACAGTTAATATTCCGATTAACTATACTATGAAGAATAATACTAATAAAACAAGAAGGAATACTCGATTTTCATCAAATAATACAAAGGTCTCCTTTGCACCTCAGACTGTAAGAAAAAATAAAATGCCATTGTTTCCTCCAACACCGATAACAAGAAGACGCTATAACTGAATAATCTCTAATATTCCACCTCCATAGGCTACTGCCATTTCACTAAAGGATGAATGTGCTGAGCCTATGATACGCGGACACTTGGCTAACGCAAAGAAATCAATCAGACCATTCACCATTCCATGTGGTGTATGTCGATTACGATCATCAGCAGGAAAGATACAACGTCCAGGAAATAATGTATTCAATGTATTCATTACACCTGTATCATCTGTTGCAACAATAAAGGTTTTTCCTATCTCTTGGTTAAGCCGATCTATGAATAAAGACAATGGGCTATCCCTTATTGACTTGATGTTGTCACCCATTCGGATGTGAACACCAAGGCACTCTGATAGTTCCCTACCTGCAAAAATAGCATTGACTCTTTGTTCAATATACTCTACCGGTCTCAATAATCGTAATGTTCTGAGCCATCTTACATCATCCTTCGTATAAAACTTTCCATACGATTGAATCTTAAGAGAACTTGAACGATCCCACTGCTCAAGGATTCCCGATAGATCGGTGGATGAAAGGCAACTCTGCGCATTGACTAATGGGTTTGTGTCGCATGCCATCCCATTTGGCCATGATTGTGGTCGTATTAGACGCTCAAGCGAGTTAGCACATGCTGCATCCCTGGATTGCCAAAAAATCACGAGGTTGGCGCTGAGATCTTGCGCCAAACATATTCCGGATACCATCGCCCGAAGGCGGTTCGCAAACCCCGCTTGGCAAGCCAGGTGAACTTCTACAGGGTTCATTCTACCTTTACTGCGTTCGACGGCTTAAGCCTTTTTTTCGTATGTATAACTATCGGTATTCACGCTGCAGAAACTTACTCGTATCCTTCAATCTTTTAAGTCCGAATACGGCGCTTTCTATGTGTTCAGTCATAGTCGTGTAGAGAACTCTTGGAATCTTTGGACACGACAACTCCCTACGGTGAGGCCTTATTATGCTGTTAAATGTAATCCTGATAAGCATTTGTTGAAAACATTATCGTCTTTTGGTGCTGGATTTGATTGCGCAAGTGGTCGAGAACTGATGGACGTCGCTGAGAGTGGTCATGAGGTAGAAGATTTTCGTGATCGCGTGGTCTATGCGAACCCATGTAAACCCAAACGTGATCTTCTGAAAGCCAAAGCTCTTGGATCTCCTACAACAGTGATTGACTCATTTGAGGAAATCGACAAGTTGCGTGAGATTCATTGGAAAGGAGGAGCATTGATTCGTCTTTTAGTCGAGGACAAAGGAAGTCTCATGCCCTTTTCACGTAAGTTTGGATTTCGTGCCGAGAATATTCGTGCTCTTTCAGCATATGCTAAGAAGAATGATATTCAGATCAAAGGTGTAAGTTTTCATGTTGGATCAGGTTGCCAAGATCCACAACAGTTTAGCTTAGCCATTACACAGTCTAGAAACGCTATTTCAGTTCTACATGCTGGAGGACATCAGGCTGATATGATTGATATTGGAGGTGGGTTCATACCCGATGAGAACTCATTTAAGAAGTATGCGGATGTGATCCGAAGTGGACTTGGGACATCATTGCCCCTCGACACAAAACAGATAAAGTTCATTGCAGAACCTGGGCGTTATTTCGCCACGAATGCATTTGATCTCTTTGTTCAAGTGATTGGTAAGAAGCCCAGTCTTAGTGGAGATGGCTGGCGCTACACCATTGATGAAAGTTTATATGGACAGTTCTCTTGTATTCCCTTTGACCACATGGTTCCTCAGTGGATTCGTGTGCCAATGAGTGACTCTAAAGAAAAGGAAAGAAAACGAGTCAAGGGCACACTCTTTGGTCGCACATGTGACAGTGTGGATTTAATAGCCTCTTCTGAGTCGATGGAAGATCTTGAAGTTGGAGATTGGCTCTGGTTTCCTAACATGGGAGCCTATACAACTGTCACCGCCTCAGAGTTTAATGGATTTCCTAAACCACCCCTCCATGGCACGGATCAGAGTATTTCCCTACCTGATGTTGATTCAGTGGTGGCTGAAGGTTTCGGTCATCTTTTACCTAAAAATGTAAAGACTGTATCAGCCGTGAGTGCCATGGCTCTTGACGGTTAATGAACTGTAAAATTTGAAACTATTGTCCCTTGACTATGAAGCATAGCTAGGAACAATGGAAATTCTCTCACAGTTTACAGAAATCTCAAATGATACCGCGAATGTTCTGAAAGGAGGGATTCGTTTCAAAGGTCTCTATCGCAATACACGTCAGCCGATTCACTTGATGTTGCTCGTAGATACCAGCGGATCGATGAATGAAACTGAAAAACTCGCCTCTGTAAAGCGTTCAATCCAGGTCATCCTTGAGTTTATGAGTATAGAAGATCGTATCTCACTCGTGACGTTTGATGATCGAGCCAAAGTGATTCTTAGCGCAGCCGTTCCAAGTTCAGAAGAACGAGAAGCCATCCAGTATCGTATTTCAAATCTGATGGCAGATGGTAGCACGAATCTCAGTGCAGGACTCTTAGAGATTCGAAACCTCATTGAGTCGGAACCAGGACGTAAACAGGGATTGATTGTCTTAACCGACGGTCAAGTCAATATGGGCCTGCGGACAAATGAGGCATTAGAACAACTCGTAGAACGTATTGTGCACGAGAAACCTGGAATCTCCATTTCAACGGTCGGATATGGAACAGAACACAATACCGATTTACTGACAGGAATGGCTCGTATTGGAACAGGAAGTTATAATGTCGTGATGAATCTTGAGGATGTAGCCAGTGTCTTTGGTGATATTCTGGGTGGACTCATTACCGTCAGTGTTCAAAATCTCGAGATACAGTTACCTCCTGGAGCTGAGGCCTTTACGAGTTATCATACAGTTAAACAAGCTGATGGTATGAGCACGATCTTTGTTGGAGATATCTATGCGGAGGCAGAGGTGACTGTGATGTTTAAAATGAGTCGAGATATGGGTCCTCTCCGCATTAAAGGTGTTGCGATGAGTAGCCTTGATATCATGGATAATATCATTCATCCAACGACTATCTCGGATCTTTCAGAGATTGATACATCCTTTATTCTGGCAGATCTTCGTCAAAGAGTATCGACTGTCTTAAAAGAGTTCCGTCTTGGAACAGTTGATCTTACAAAAGTCAATGAACTCATTCAAGAGATTCAACAAATCGATAGTATTCGTGGACATCCATTGACTCCCATGCTGCTTGAAGATCTACAGCATATTGTATCTCTTAAGAGCAAAAGTTCAATCACGATTGAAGAAGATGCAAATGTGAGCCAACATGCAGCGTTCTTTGGATTCGCACGCGGAATGCGATCGGTTACAACGCCTATACGTATAGTGGGATCAAATACGATGGATCAATATCGTTCACCCTATGCATCTCGTGCTCAAACACAATACAGTCAGTTAATGCGCTCAGCCACTCGTCAGGAGGGTGAGTAGAATAAAAAAGAGTTCAGTAACTCTAATTTTTTTATTCAGCATCTGAATCGGGAAAGTTTGTATCAACTGTTTCTTCTTGAGGGTTCCAACGACCATAATAGTGACCTGGAGATTTATCCGCAGCTACCGTATAGAGTTTACCTTTGTTTGAATCTAAGAAGTATTTGCGTCCTTCGATTTGATGTGGGCGGACCCCAATACGAACTACATTGTTAAGCGTGATCGGTGGCTCCTTCGATTCTATGGCGAGCGTTTTTATTTTTGTTTCTGGTATCGTGGTCTCTACCTTTTTTCTCTTAATGTATGGACGCTTCTTCTTAACTGTTTCTGTTTGTGTTTGTGGTTCTGTTACTGTTACTGTTTCTGTTTTTGCTACAGAAGTAGTATCAACCCCTTTATAAGCAATCTCTTTCGCAGCCTTGGCCTTTCCCATCTCTATTTCAGGTGGCGTTCCGTATTTAAGCGAACTCTTAAGATACCATTCGCCTCCAAATATATGCGACCATTCTGGGATCTTTTCTGTAATCAGTCCATGAACACGTGATGGATGACACTTTTTCACTGAATCCTGTTCTTTCCTTTCTTGGCATCTACCACAGAGTTCAGAAGACTCTAAAGTAATCCGGTTACAACGAAGTTCATGATGAAATTTATGATGACCATCCGCAAATAATCCTGTAATCTTATCATTTACAAGACGTGCTTGACATTGCGTGGCCATTTTTGCAGGTGATTCAACCCGGATGGTGATTCAATTTTACTTATAATAGATGGAGACCACTCCTAAGAATAAGATTAAACCAATGCGTTATTCAATCATTACGATTATCTGGTGGTTAGGGATGTGGGGTCTCATTGATACAATATTAACCCACTTCTATAAAGAAAATATCCTTTATAAGTTATTTTTCTATCTAAGTTTGATCATTTTAGTAGTTATCCTTACAAAAATAGACCCAACTATTGTAGAATATTTATAAATTTGATGAGTTAGTCCAACATGATTGTATCATAATAATCATGTTAGACTCATTGTTTGTAGGTTCGCAACTTCTAAGTCTTTCAGGTGTGTCTACCTTAGTCTATGGAATAACCAGACTTGATATTTCGACGATACTTCTATCGTTAGTTCTCATATATATTGGAGTTGCTCTCTATATCATAGTGGCTTCACGAGTCTCTATGAAACTAATGTTGGGCATAGTTCGGTAGAGTTCTTGCACTCGGATCTGTCACTCCTTGAATCCACTTAGGCATCCAAAAATAAGGAACAACTGAGTGAGATACCAGTTTACCATAATATGCTTCATATAAAAATCGATAATAATACTGCTCCATGGTTGTAGGAGTCAAATAGATATAGTTTCTTTTTGCAATCGATTCCCAATCATCAGGCACATACTTGCTAACGCGTTCTTGAATCTCCTGATACCAGGATTTTTCTGTGCTACTGACACCATCACTAAATGCCTCCTTTCGACGCCAAAGAACTTCGGGTGGTAAAATGGAAGTATCATTAAATGCACGACGAAGAATCCATTTTTCAACCTGCTTTCCTTGAATGGGGCGACGCCATTCTGTTGCGATTGAACGTGCTACCGAGACAAACTGTTTATCCAAAAAGGGCGTGCGGGGCTCGAGACCCTGACTACTGATACTACGATCACTGCGCAACACATCAAAATAATGAATGTCGGTTAATAATCGATCCACTTCTTCTTCAAACTCACGATCATTCGGTGCATAGTTGAAATACAGATAGGAACCAAAAATCTCATCGGCTCCATCTCCATTAAAAATGACCTTACATTCTGAATGTTCCTTAATATACTTCGATACAAGCCAGTTACCTACTGAAGCACGCACAGTCGTTGTATCATAGGTTTCAATGGCATAAATGACCTTTGGAATCGCAGCAAAAAAGTCACTCGCCGTCACAACGATTTCATGGTGGTCTGAGCCAATCCAGTCAGCCACCTTTCGAGCATAGGCAAGATCTGTGCTACCTTCCATACCGATACTAAAGGTCTTCAAAGATGGCTTGCCAAGCGCTTTTAGATTACGTTGAACGAGGGCTGCAATCAAACTACTATCGATTCCGCCACTTAGCAGCGCGGCCACAGGACGTTCTGTCATCATTCGTTTTTGGACCGCTTCTTCTAAGGCAAAACGGAGGGAAATACAAGCCATTTCTAAGCCATTAGGATAACTAATGGTAAACATCGGATTTGTCAAATAAGGGATTGAATGATATCTCTCGGATTTTAGAAGCATCTTTGTTTCAATATCCCAGACTTGGTAAGTTCCAGGAGGAAATGGTTGAACATCCGAACAAATAGGCAAAAGTGCCTTGATTTCACTCGCAAAAATCACATGGCTTAAATCGATAGAATATGTATTTGGTTTTACAGGTTGTCCAAAAGGAATATATCTGTATCCATGACCAATATATAGTGGGCGAACTCCATATGGATCGCGCGCAACAATCACATGACCTCGATTTAGATCAACAATCGTGATGGCAAAAACACCATCCAGTGATCGAAATAAACTTTTGAGTTGGTCTTTCATAGTTTCATACAGGGCTCCAATGACCTCACAGTCACTGCCCGAAGTCATTTCTTTCAATCCAAACTGAGTCCTTAGAGCCACATGATTATAAATCTCACCATTACACATCCATACGGCTGTCTTACTCTCATTTTTAAATGGTTGCATACCTCTGGGATGACAGCCATTAATAGCGAGACGTGTGAATCCCATCGTAGTTTGATTGCTTGGATAAACCATTGCCATTTGTTCGGGTCCACGGGGAATCAATGACTTCACCCATTGTTTTGGATCATATAAAGGCTCAATCTTACCAACCAGACACCAGATTCCACACATTGTCTTATCTTGATTGAAAATAAATCTTTAGGATGTCTGTATAGAATGGATGCCAGTGACGTGATTCGAAAGTTACAAGCCAAAGCGATTTACTCTTATACTGTTAATGTTACAAGTGTTTCTCAACCTGCTTGTAATATGAGCACATGTGGAAATATTCAGAGCACCTGTGTTATGAACTATAGCGATTACGCGACAAAAAATCTATTTTATATCGGTAAACAAACCTGTAGTTCCTGCACTAATACATGTGGTTCTTAGAAGGGTTAAAGAATCAACTGCTAAAATAGCAGTATGTCTTCTTCAGAATCATTTAAACCACAGAGTGAAAAAGTCAAGGAATCCATTACGATTCTAAAAAAACTCCAGGAACTCGGTATTCCTATCAATGAACCTGGATATGTCATGCTCAAAGGGAAGTTCAATGATTGGATCAAGAGTAATGAGTCATGGAAAGGTGATATCTATTTTCCTCGGTTTGGACGTCGAGCCGAAGTTAGTTTACCTGTTGAACCAGGGCGTGTTTCTACGGTAAATCTATTAAAGCCCCACATGTAAGAAGATGGGAAGCACAGCATTCAATATTGAAGGCTCTCTTTATGAGCTCGTCGCACGAGGTAATAAAGATGTCTATTTCATTGACGATTCGCCCCAGTCAAAAAATATATTTGATAATCGTTACAATCCAACTCCGCCCTTTGTTCATGAACTGCGTCGTTTGCCTCCATTAAATGCACCCGACTTTGGTAAAAGTATAGACTTTCAGGTTGAAATCGCTGGTGATCTCTTTATTGAACCGACTTTACTGATTGATCTTCCTTCATGGCTTCCTCCAACCTATGCCACTTTGAACCCGAACGGCGTGGTTACCGACTTATCGGGTGTTTCCTACGGCTATACAAAAGGGATTGGATATTTCTTGTTTGAAAAGATTCAGTTGCTCCAAGATAACATTCTTATTCAAGAGTTCAGTGGAGATGCACTCTGGGCGACGAGTCGAACACGTGGATCCCTGAACTCTTCATTCTTAACTGATAGAAATCTTGGGTTCCATACGAGCACTAGCATTGCCATAGGAAGAAATGCGACTCCTGGACGTCTACGTCTACCCTTACCTTTGTTCGGATGTCAGAGTATAGATGATGGAGGATTTCCACTTGCATGTATTCCTCAACAGGCCTATAAGATTCGTTGTTGGCTCCGTAAACTGGAGGATCTAGTGGAAAGTTCCGATGGACGTATGAAACCAGTGCCTTGGGGTCGTAGTGATTTCAAGATTCAGACTTCTCGTGGAGGTGCCTTTACACAGTTTACTACATTAGATCGATTAATGATTGGGGCACCGATTCTACAGTTAGAAACACGTCATATCTATACCGATGGTGAAAATCAAAAGGCTTTAAAAGAGTCACGTCTGGAAATCCCTTTTGAGCGTCTCTATGAGAATCGTTTTACACAATCACCGAGCGACTATGCCCCTTTGGCACGTGGGGCTACTGCAGCACTGACTCGACGATTGGAAGGAACTCATCCTTCCGCACGTATTGTGAACTTTTTCCGTTCCTATGATGCGATTCGGGCGAATCAGTTATGGCGAGTCGATAACAGTGGGGGAGAGTTTTATGAAATGATGAAACTGGTGATTGCAGGAAAGGATAGAGAAACACTCTTTTCACCTTTGGTTTGGAATGATATTGTTACACATGCTAAAGCTGAAAAAGATCCAGGAATCCGTTTAGCCATTATGGACTGGACAGTAGGTGATATTCAAGGAAGACGAGCACCTTTTCCTAGGCAACCTGACGGCAGTATAAACTTTACGACTGCTGACAGACCTTCATTGTATATTGAACTTTCTCCTATACTGGGAGGGACATCACAAAATACTGTGTTACATAGTATTGTAGAAACATGGGCCGCTATGTTGATTGAAAAATATCGAGCGACTATGTTGTTCGGCAACTAACATAACAACTAACATAACTTTCTCTGAAGACAGTAGTTAGAAAGATGCCCTCCGCAAGTTATATCGCTAAAAATGTGATTCTCGCAGTGAAAAAGGATGTATTACCTCCTATTGTTAAATCCCTTCAACAAAAAAATAAAGAGTTGGAAGACAAGTTAGAAAAACAAAGTGAAATGATTGAACTCCTCAAAGAACAGATTGCTGCACTTACTCAAACAACTCCCCCAGATTCTCTGAAAAAAGACCAAATCCCAGACCACCCATAATCAAAACACCAAGGCCCATTAAAACAAGTGGTGTTGTTTGATCCGAGTCTTTTTCCTTTTTGTTCTTCATCAATAGTATATATCCGGGAATAAAAAAGGCCGCTCCAATGATTATAAATAGGATATTTGACAACTGTAATCCAAATCCTAATCCAAATCCTGTCTTTAGAAGAGACTTGAATGAGTTTGCCATATGATTCTATTTTATATAGAGATTATGCTTCTTCTACTAGACTTTCTTCTGTATCAGATCGTTCTCTCCTACAACATCTTTTTCTACACCTTTGCCTGTCCTTCTTACAATCCGAGCAGTTTCGTTTACAATCACGACGTGCATTACATGAACACGGAAAAAGTGCTGTTAAAAGCACTGTTGATACACAGGTTACAATACCCAGTGCCGTTGTAATGGCTAAAATGTAGTCTGTATCCATCATTTTACTTTTATAGTTTATAGTTAATGTTGTTTAGATTATCTAAGGATTAGGTTATATATAGATATAAGATGTCTAAATATAGCCTTAAACGTTTTTCATTGCTTCATAGCGCACTCGCTACTCCACCTCCCATCGTTGCTTCATTACAAACGGATGGAAGTTTCCGTTATAAAGATTGTTTGTCAAGAACCGCTTGTATTTTAAAGGACGAAGGTGAAGTCTATCAATCCGTTAAAACCTATTTTAATCACATAAACTCCTATGAATCTGAATGGTGTTCTGTCCTCGATGGTATTAAGTTAACACAAAGTCATCAGATTGGTGAGTTGCAACTAGAAAACGATAATCTTTCCGTGATTCATTGTTTAGTGAATCAACGTATACCGAAACATCCCTATGCTGCTAACTATTATAAAGAGGTTCTTATGGCTGCAAGATATATGGACTGGGTGGAAATCCGATGGATTCCGCGCAAACTAAATAAGGCGGATGGATTGTTCCGACTTTCGTAAAAAATATATTCCTTGAGTATAATGTCCAGCGCCTCTAGTTCTGACGCAGCCACCGCCCGAAGGTCTTATATTACAACGACCGCATTTCACCAGGATATTTTTGAGTATACAACTACCTATGACTCCGCTACCTTTACCACAACGGGCACCCTTACCTCTCTTTCCACAAAGGGAACTGCTACTGCGAGCAACTGCCCCGCCAACCGTGTTTTGAGGGAGAACGGCAAGAAGTTATTTCCTTCAGGCCTCCTTGTCTCTAACAACACCACCTATTCTGCCCCAAATCCTGGTGTGACCACCTACATGGTGGGTGTCTATGACCCAATCACCTTTTTGAGTGGATTTATCGACCCAAACTCAAAGATCTTTGCCATTTATAATACCGACAAGCCAGACTACGTTCCACGAGGCATCAACCCTAACGGTAACACAGAGCTCGACCAAGGTGCACCTGTCTTTACACTCGGCTCTGTGACAGCTGGAACAAATATAACTGCTACAGGAATCTTAACTGGAACAGAGCTAGTTATCCAAAATCCTGTCACAATTACACAAGCCACGACAACAGCACAGACTTGCGACTGCAGTCTTGGTTCTTATTTTAATGTTGTAGTTTCAACTAACGATAACTTCGCGATTAACGCAACAAATGTGACATCTGGACAGATTGTTGTTATGGTTCTCAATTCTGGTTCTGCGGCTAACACGCCTACTATTTCATTTGGAACTAACATTCGCCCTAACAATGCGGCTGCTACTCAAGCTATTACATCCGGTGCTGCGGCGACAATCACTTTTATCGGTTCAGGAACGACCTTGGTAGAACTCTGTCGTATTGCTGTCATTGCTGCCTCATAAACATTTACTTTAACTTTCTAATCTATACTACATTTATTCATGATACTTAGTATCTTATGAAGAAATGTTAAAGCAGTTCTAAAGCAGTTCTAAAGCAGAATCCTCATTACTTAGAAGATGGCGGCCTCTTTGAATCGCCCCGCAGGTGACATTGTCACCCTTTTGGATCTCACACCTCGTGATGCCCAAGACAATGCCTATTTTCCACTTACAGCCACCACATCTTGGTTCACACGTGATCCAAGCAGGCGCCACACACCTTTTGTTCCTGTTCTTCAAGATTTCCAATATCGTGGTCCTGGTGCCTTTGGACAACGTTTTTCATTTGATATTGCATCCCAGACCTCGGGGGATCTTATTCTCGGCGCCGTTCTTCAGATTCATTTATCGCACTGGCTTGACCTTACAACCCTTCTCCGTATTCAAAATGGATCCATGACCTACCAGAATCCTTCAGAAGCCTGGTTCTATGCTAATGCTCTGGGCCAGAATCTCATCCAAAAGGTCGAGTTGGAAATCGACGGTGTCACTATTGAAGAAGTCGATGGAGACTTTTCAGCTGTGTTTTCAGCACTCTTTCCGGATATGAATACCCAGTTTGGAATCGCATCCGATCATCACGGTGTCATTAGCATTGATCGATTACTTGCTTGGCCCCCGAATCGTGTGTTTCCCACCGAAAATGGCTATATTCATTGTATCCTACCTCTCTTTTTCCAACGCACTCGTCTGAAAGAATCTTTCCCTCTTGTTGCCTGTCGTGAAGGTTCCGTGCGCATTCATGTGACCCTCCGTCCTTTCAAAGATCTCGTAAGACAAGCACGTGGATATCGTGATTCATGTGATTCCGTCCCCATCAATACAACGATTAACTTCAATGATTCGGCTGGTCCTTATACCGTTACTGTCCAACGAACTACACTCGATTCAGAACCCCAGATTCAGAATATTCGTCTGTTAACCTGGGGCGCAGTCCTCGATGGTTCAGTTCGTAATGCCATGCTGAAACAACCCTTTGAAATGATGCATCGGTGTGTGGAAAGCTTTTATTTTGATGAACCTCTTAAATATGCCATTACAAAATCGAGTTCAACTGATACTGTCACTATCCAGTTACCTCTTGAAGCCAATCATCCTGTAGAAGAAATCCTTTGGTTTATCCGACGCACCGATGTGCGCAAAAATAATGAATGGACTAACTTTTCTTCCGTTATTGAATCCGAATATGACTCCATCTTTAATCCTCGTGGACCTATGATGGTTTCAGCCCGAATCCAAGCCAATGGAATCGACTTAGTCCAAGCAGAAGAGCAGTATTTCCGCAATCTCATTGCTCAACATCATCGTGGTGGGATTGTATCGTATGCTCAGTTCATTTATGGATATCCTATTGCTAAACATCCTGGAGATACACATCAACCCTCTGGAACCATGAATGCCAGTAGGCTTCAAAGTCTCCGCTTAACTCTGGATGTAAGAACTCCTGTTCAAGGAGCCACCTGGGAAGTGAAAGTCTTCTGTCTCGGCCTCAAATGGCTTCGCTTCCAAAATGGAATGGCCAATACGATGTTTAGTGATTAAAATTGAAGTTTGTAATGCTCCATATTCGAAATAACAATGAACTTCTTTCGCAATTTAGTCTGTTTGAATGTTCAGACAGTTGAATGGAGAGGGCCCATTATTCAAGACTTTTATGCAGCAGGATGTTTCTTCTATGATGGAGTTCATGTTCTTGCTGGATATCAGCCTACTAAGAGAACTCCATATATCAGTGGCATCGGAGGTTCAAGAGAACCTGGTGAAGACTATTTTACAAATGCAATGCGTGAAACGCTTGAAGAACTCTTTAATCTTGATATAGTGGACCCTTTACTTATCTCCAAGATTCGCATGGAACTGCAACCCTTGGATATTCTAAATTTAAAAGGCTATGTTATTCTGATCTATAGTTTCAAAGACTTGGAACGAATCACACAGATCGTCTATTCCTGGGGTTTGAAGTCTTCACTTTATTCACAGAGACCACGGACGGTATCGGATCTCATCTTCAAACGTTCAGTGAATATGAAAGCAGAAATATCTCACCTTGTCCTCCTACCCTTTATAAAACATCGTGACACGGCTAACTTTATGGATCGTAACTTTCTCCGTGATCTACGTGCGATTTTCAACGAGATGAATAATCAACATTCTCCGTAGAATGGTGGTAGCCCTACTACGGATACTACATACAGGACTTCAAGATGAAAGACTGTTACCACCCAAAGGTAAACCTGCCACAGAGTTTTTCAAAAAGGTTTTTATTAAAGGTGGTAAGTTCACCACCTCCTGGGTTCGACTTGATTTTGACACACGACCTACGTTTGGTTCAACCGCAACACTAACCATACCTCGTCAAGGTCATCTTGTTACTCGAATGTATCTTATTACAACCATGCCCGATATTGCCACTTCCCAGAATGCGGCTCGAGCGAAGGCTGTGACAAATGGAACCGTTTTTGCGGGTCCCACCTTCGGATGGACTAACTCTCTTGGTCATGCCCTTATTAGCAATGCCGCAATCGATATAGGAGGCTCACGTATTGAAGAGATAAATGGACAGTTAATGGAAGTTCTCGATGAGTTCAATACGCCATTGGAAAAGGTGATAACTATGAATACACTTTTACCTCGTATACAGAATGGTTTCGTCCCTGGAAGCATCGGTTTGGGTGCAACTCCAACGGTGGCAGTTACACCGCTTCCTTTTTGGTTTTCTCGTGGAGATCCTGGTGTAGCCTTACCCATTGATGCGATCGGAGCCGATGCTGTGCGTCTTAGTGTAACTTATAGTCCATTATCTTCTCTCTATGTAAGTTCAATCCAAAGAGACTTAACAGGTGTGAAAAATGGCCTTCCAGGATCTGCCTATGTTCCATTGGCTGGAGCCTCCTTCTATCAATCCGATCTCAGTGGCTCCTCGACATCCACTGTGCCAACGGTGGCGAACGTTGAAGCAATCGATGTATGTTCTGGTTCAACTACCACTCAACAGTTAAGCGGACTGACTACACAAAATAATACTGTGATACGTGATATTTCAGGAGTTCGAATGCCAACGACTGCAGCACTTGTCCTTGGAGATAGTTATCTTATTGCTGAATATGTATATCTTGATAAACCAGCTGCCAATCAGTTCCGAATCTCCGATATTCAATATCCTATCGTCCAGCATTATATCTTTGATCCCGTCGATACATTGGGTCAACCTCGTGTAAGCATTCCTATGCGGATCCCCAATCCAACACGTGATCTATTCTTTTTTGCGCAGCGATATGAGGCCTCATGGTATAATGCGCCTTTTCTTGCTACGCGTGATTTATCTGGGGCCGATGCACCTACTGCACCTTGGTGGCCCGATTGTAGTGGTCTCTCACCCCTCAGTTTTGGAGACCTCATTCCTGGGTTCTCAACTCGTGAATCTGAACCTTTGAACTCAGTGAGCCTTGTCTATGAGGCTAAACTACAACGCTATACCAATACCTCCCCTTCTATTTTCCGTTCTCTCTTACCCTCCTATGAACAACGAAAGAGTCCATGGCTAAACCGATACTATTATAATCTTTCTTTCGGCACACAAAATGGTATGATGCCTATCAGTGTTGCTATGGGTGAAGCAAATCTCGATAAGATTGAAAAGTTAGAACTCCAGTTACAAATGAATCCGCTTCGTGGTTCCATCGATCCGAATGCGGTTCCGCGTTATCTCATTTTTGCATTTGCAGAAACCTATAACATTCTACGTATTTATGGTGGACGTGCTGGTTTACTCTTTGCCTACTAAACTAAATTTGAACTGTATTATTTTCAAACTATACTACAGAAATGTCACGATTCTTGCGTATTGGTTCAAATACGATTCACGTGCCGAGTCTTGCGAATGTTAGTATGAGTAAAAACTGCTTCGGATATCCACAACTCTGTTTATATTATCATACACAGAGAACACAAATCATCTACTGTGGAAACTATGAGGAATGTGAAAAACAAATGATGCGCGTGAAACGTGCTATGCGTGTTGTAGAGATGGAACTTGACACGATTCCCTTGGTATCCGAGGAAGTCGTTACTGTAGTAATACCAGAATCTGAAAAAGCTCCAGAAGCCTAAAACGGTTCCTCTATTCAAAAAGAGAAATGAACTCGATTACAATCGACAGCACTCGATGTATTTCCGCTCTCTGTAAGTTATGTTCAGAGGCAGGCACAGATAAAAGTCCTTATTCTTCTATTGGACATCGTCATCCCTATACCGCTCCCTATTCACTCTTTTTTGAACCTCTTCGATTCAAGAATATTAAGTTTGCCGAGGTCGGTGTGCATCGCGGTGCCTCCATGCGTGTCTGGCGTAGTTTTTTCACTCAGGCACGTATTTATGGATATGATCGTGATCCAGATCATCTGCGTTATATTGAAACATTCGGTATGCCTTCATCGTATCTTAGAGTGATTGACGCTTCAAAGAAAGAGTCGATTGAAGACGTTTTTACGAAGGATACTGCGGACGGTGAACTTTTTGATGTGATTCTTGATGATGCTTCTCATGATCCAGCGGATCAAGTAACCATGATGGAAACTGTTATGCCATTTCTTAAACCTGGTGGGCTTTTCATTATTGAAGATATTTTCCGTGATCATATAGAAGAAGGATTCCATGAAGCATTAAAAAAGATCCAACACCTCGTAAGTTTTCACACCTTTATTGTCTGTGATCACGCAAATCGATATTCACCTGGTTGGAATAATGATAAGATGCTTATTCTTGTTCGTAGTGTTTAGAAGATGCATCTGTTTGCCAACGAGTGTTCTCCTCTTCCACTTCTTGTATAAACTGCTTAGCTTCTTCGATTCTTTTATGTACATATGCTCTCTTTATTAAAAGTGAACTTGTGTCCATTACAAGAGGTAAATCAACAGAACGTGTTGCATTTTGTTCTAATCGACGCAGTTTGGCTGTTTCTTCTTCTTTTGCAATACTTTGTTTTAAACGTTCGGCAATCGATATCGTTGATGTTGATAACGCTTTTAACTGAACAGGTATAGTAATATTATCATTAAGAGGTGGAAAATCCTCCTTTAAATTCAAAGGTGCTACTCTCTGAGATCTCCATGATTCTTTTGAAGGATTTCTTTGAGGAGGAAGAGGTGTGATCTTATTAAACTTATCAGCAAAGAAGGAACTCATTTTAAGGCTGCGATTCACCATTTGACTACGCCGTTTCAAATTTTTGACTATAAATTTGCTTGATTCATTCGCTAGTATAAAAGCATACAATGAGTTCATTAGTGATTGTCGAAAGTCCAGCCAAATGCAGCAAAATCGCTGGATTCCTGGGTCCTGGTTGGACTGTTGTGGCCTCTATGGGTCATATCCGATCCCTCGAAGAGGATTTGGATGCGATCGGCCTCGATCGTGATTTTGAACCACGATTCCAGTTCCTCAAAGAAAAATCAAAGGCGATTTCACATCTTCAAGAGGCCGCACGTGGAAAAAAACAAATCTTTCTTGCTGCGGATGACGATCGTGAAGGTGAAGCCATCGCTTATTCTGTAGCCCTTCTTCTTAAACTGGATCCTGCTACAACTCCACGTGCCGTCTTTCATGAAATCACTGAATCCGCTGTTAAACGTGCGATCTCAGCACCACGTCACATTGATATGAACCGTGTCTATGCTCAACAGACCCGATCTGTTCTTGATATGATGGTAGGATTCACCATTTCACCTCTACTTTGGAAAAGTATCGGACCTGCTCTATCAGCTGGGCGATGTCAAACACCTGCGCTTCGTCTTATTTGCGAACGTGAACGAGCCATTACAAGTTTCACATCTCAAACCACTTGGAAACTCACTGGTTCCTGGCGGACTGCAGCAGGATTCACCTTTCAAGGTGATCTCAAGGATGAACTGGAAGACAAGGAATCCGCCATAAACTTTCTTGAAAATATCCACACGGATGCAGGTGCAAAAGTCTTGAGTGCTACCACAAAACAATGGTCGTTGAATGCCCCGAAACCCCTGATTACCAGCACATATCAACAAGAGGCTTCAGCACTTTACAAATGTGCTCCAAAAAGATCTATGCAAATCGCTCAGAAACTCTATGAAGCGGGTCATATTACCTACATGAGAACAGATCATGCGATTCTTTCAGAGGAAGCAGTTGCAGAAGCGGCTGCTCTGATTAAACGGGCCTATGGTGATTCCTATCTTCAGCAAGAACCCAAGAAAACTGCTAAGCAGCCCCAGGAATCACAAGGAAAAGCACAAGAAGCACACGAAGCCATTCGTCCTACACACTTTGATCTACAAGAACTTCCTGGAGATGGATGGGACTCTATCGAACAGCGAATCTATAAACTCATTTGGAATCGTGCGGTTCAGAGTATTATGACTCCTGCTCGTGGAGATGAACGCACAGTGACTTTTCTCGCCGATGGGGATCCAGGTGAGTTTCCATGGGAGTCCAAATGGCGCCGCACCACCTTTCTTGGATGGAAAAAGATCGGTGCAGCCGCTGCGATTCTTGATGAAGCAGAACTCGCAGGAACAGGAGAAACAACAGATTCACCCACAGCAATCTGGATTCAAGCCGTTAGTCTTGTTGAGGGCACTACACTCTCATGGTCTTCCCTTGAAGCATTTCCAGTCATCACAAAAGCACAGCCTCGATTCAATGAAGCGACCTTAGTCCGTGAACTCGAAAAGAAAGGCATCGGTCGCCCAAGCACTTACGCATCACTTGTAGAAACACTCTTTGACAAGAAATACTCCGATAAAAAAGATACACCAGCAAAAAAGATAGACATAGAACAACTGAGTTTAACCAGTGTGGGGGCCTGGCCACCAAAGATTCAAAAGGTTCAAAAGATGCTCGGTGCTGAAAAAGATAAAATGGTGCCGTCTCCCTTAGGACTTAGTGTGCTTGACTTCTGTGTCCGCGAGTTTCCTCAACTCTTTGAATACGATTTCACAGCCCAAATGGAAAATCGCCTTGATAAGATTGCTCAAGGAAAAGAGGCCTGGAAACAACTGTGTCGTGATATATGGTCATCTTATAAAGATCATTATAGTCTATTAAAGAAACAAACAAATACAGTCAATACAAAACTTCGCGAGTTTGGAGATGGAATCAAGGCAGTTATGAGTAAAAAAGGTCCTTTGATTTTGAAGGAAGTGGGTGATGATAAAGAAAAAACTGTCTTTTATGGTTGGCCCAGCAATATAGCATTTCAAGAGATTACAAAAGAACAAGTCATGGCTCATATGGCAACAGGTTCAGGAATATCCTTGGGTGAATACGATGGACATCCTATTGTTGAAAAGAAAGGAACATTCGGTCGATATGCGGAATGGAAGGGTATTCGTGTAACTCTAAGCGAGGGAGACACACTTTCAACTATTCTTGTAAAGTTGGGTGATAAAAAGAATGCATATTCATATACACTCGGCGACTACGAGTTCCGAAAAGGAAAGTTTGGAACGTATATGTTTAAGAAGTCAAAGACAGCCAAGAAACCAGTCTTTGTAGGTCTACCTGAAGGCCTCGATCCTGCCACACTCACTTTAGAGGCAGCAGCACGTATCTATACAAACGGCTGTCAAGCCAATAAAAAGAGCAAGCCTAAGACTAAAGAAAAAAATGTTTCTTCTCATGAGTTAGCAGATGGAGAATCCTGAAATCCTGATTCCTAAAGAAACACATCCTAAACCCAAACATGCTGTATGGATCACTCACATGTATCCTCCTGAGGATAACGCGGGTGCTGAGTTGATGGCTCATGTTCTAAATGTTTTTTTGGTCAAAAAGGGATGGAAAGTCATTGTGTTGATTCCCGAGTTCTCACATAAAACTCATGAAGGTGTTCATATCGTCAAGTTCAAAGAAAAAGATGCCGTTGAAAAATCTTTAAAAGAAGCTTCACTTATTATTTCACATCTTAAGTATTCAACACTATCTGTGAAGATCGCAAAACAACTTGAGCTACCGATTGTTTTATTGATCCATAATAGTTTCCAGATTCCTTATTTTCGTGATTTTCTGGAAATGATTCCTCCATCACAACTACACCTTATTTATAATAGTTTATGGATTCAGCGATTTTATAAGCGCTTTAACTTGGATAATCGTGTTTTGTATCCTCCGATTGATTCAAGTAAGTTTAACTTTCCTGTGAAGAAGGGAAACTATGTTACATTAGTCAACTGCACTAAAGATAAAGGTGGTGATACCCTTGTCAAGATTGCGCGAAAAATGCCAGAGATCCAGTTTTTGGGAGTTCTGGGTTCCCATGGAGAACAAATCATAGAAAAATCAGTCCCGAATCTTCACTATATGAAAAATACTCCGAATGTGCGTTTATTTTACGAAAAATCAGCGATTGTTCTCATGCCCTCCAGTTATGAATCGTGGGGTCGAGTGGCCGTTGAAAGTATGTGTTTAGGTATACCCGTGATTGCACACCCTACGAATGGTCTTAAAGAATCATTGGGGGAAGCAGGAACATTTGCGAATCGAGATCTTCCAGATCAATGGGTAACTGCTATTCGCACACTTCTTACAAATCCGTGGCTCTATGAACGTAAATCTATGGAAGGAATCATACGCGCAAAAGAAGTTGATACGAATGAACAACTCAAAGATGTTGAACACTGGATGTCTTCTCTAAAATATAAAGGAAGAGTAGATGTCTAGTTCAACTCCTCCTTCATCACGATCAAACTCGCCTTCACCTGGCACTGATCTTTCAGGCAATCGAGTGCGTAAGTTTTTGAATGGTTGGACTAAGGAACAGGAAGACTTAATGGCTGAATGGTCCGATAAAGCGGCCTGTTATCGCTGGCTCCATGATCGCTGTGAGAAAAAGTATTCTCGGTATAACATGTCTTTGACGATTCCTGTCATTATTCTTTCAACGCTGACTGGAACAGCAAACTTTGCCTTAGGAAGTTTTATTCCTCCTCAGGATACTGACATGAAAAACTATGTTCAAGCAGGTATTGGTGCGATTTCCATCTTTGCGGGTATTTTAACAACCTTAGGAAACTTCCTACGTTATGCACAAGGCTCTGAATCGAATCGTGTTGCAGGTATCGCATGGGGTAAGTTTCAACGTCAGATCGCAGTTGAACTTGCGATTCATCCAAATGAGCGCATTGATAGCATGGATTTCTTAAAAATCTGTCGTGCGGAACTCGATCGTCTAATCGAACAATCACCTCCAGTGCCTGATGATATCATCAATGAGTTTGAAAAAGAGTTTAAGGATATCCCTGATATTAAGAGGCCTGATATCTGTCACGGTATTGAACATACTAAGGTGTTCCGTGATGATAAAGCACGTCTAAAACACATCACTTCTGAGGCATCCTTGATGCTCATGCACAAGAAACGTGCTCTACGTGATGAACTCGTCCCTGAAGTGGATCGTCTTATTAGTAAGAAGTTTGCTGAAAAAATCAATGATTTATCCGGTTCATTGATCGAGGCGCAAAAGAAGGTGCCTTCATCCGTTCCATATGTTTCAACACATGCGGTAGGAAAGTATGCATATTACAGTGATGACTTTAGACATAAATCTGCTCTACAAAAACGAGCTTCAAAAGATGAGCCAGTTGCTTCATCTGATATTCATATCGACATTGTAGGCTCGAGAACTGCAGAAGAGATACGAACTCAACTCGATGCACAACCAACGAATAAGGGAGAACGTGATATCTACAGCGATACACCTTAGGCCCAATAACAACCTCCTTCAATCAGTTTAGAACCCATCGGTGTTTCAGAAGTCGCAGGACAAACCCAATCTTCATTCCAAAAATGTTTAATCACCGAATGAGTTTCCCATCTTTTTCCTTTAATACCAAAAAGAACTTGTGTTGCGCCACCGAGCACTATGGCGATCACTCCACGTTCTTTCAATCGTGCTGCTATAGGCATTCCTAAACCTCCACATCCTATGAGAGCAATACGTGCATTGGACGCAATGACCTTCTCAACAACTGACTCTACTGCCTCTTGCCAGTTTTTCAGATGTGATGACCATTCAGCACGACCTTGGGCTAAGATAGGTGCATATCCTGTTCGGACAGGAATCCAAGTTGTTCCTTGGGGTAAAAGAGACTCTTCTTGACCTGGCCAAAGGTCCTCCGCCTTCATAGTTTGTTGAAAGGCAGTCTCAGCAAAAGCATTTACAATGGCCACAACATGACCTTTAAGGAGTCGTGTCCATCGTTTCTCAGGAGGGACATAATAGGGTTCTAAGGATCGAAGCGGAATCTGTGTTACATTTGTAGCATAGATTTCTAACATACGAGATTCATCTCTTAGAAAAGGTTCATACCATCCTGCAACAAGAACATCTGAACTACGAATCGCATTGAGTAGTTCTAAATACCAATCATGGATCGATTGATTAGTAGATGGCCATACACCTGCATGTAACTCGAGAGTTTTTGCTAAATGTATCGGTGTATTGATGGTGCTGCTATTCATCTTAGAAAAAACAACTTGTAGTTCAATCGTTCCATTACGGCCAATCAGACATCCTGTTTTATTCTCTAATGCGATTTGAATCGCTTTGTAAATCGCCTCGGCTCCTTCCTCAATGGACCTCATTTTGATCTACTTAAGTATAGAACGAGGTCTTAAACCGCGTCTCCATTCTGGGATTGTTATAGTTGGATCACTTCCCAAGACTTGTCCTTTGCCTGGAAACTGAGTTTGGAAGGAGTTTTCAAAGAACTCCGTTTCAGGTGGAATCGGTGTAGGAGGACGCGGAATAGGAGAAGGTGGGGGACTATAGTGATCTACAGGCTCCTCAAACTCAATCGCAACTTCATCGCCTTCACATAAGACAAGATCAGCGGGCTCTGTTGAAACCACAAAGACTTCTACTGGAAATCCGTCAAGTTCATCCAAGGGAATCTCCAATGTTGTATGTTTTCGCACAATACCGATACGTGTTAATGCGGATTCAAGTTGTTCTTTTACATCTGCTCTATAAAATGCACTGTCTACCACTTTCAAAACAATCTTAGTTGCTTCTGGAAAAGCATCAGTATTCATTACCTCCACGTGAACATTCTCACCACAGGCATTCAGATTAGCTGCGTTTGCCATCCATAAAGGAAGATAGAGGTTTTCTGTTTCTGTTTCTGTATTAATGATTGTATTTTCTAAGATAGGTTGTCCCAATGGAACGATCCATTCTTTTACTGTGTCTGTTCGAATACGTAGGAATACGCGTCCAGAGTTTTCAGATGTAATAATACGTTTCCAGAGTTCAGTAGATGCTTGAACAGAAAACGTATCATTTTGGTCCGAGTTTAGAAATGCTTGTGAGAAAAGAGCCGCATCAAACTCCATCACTACGTATGCCATGACCCTACCTTATCCGATGATTCAACTTTTCAGTCAACTTAATAGTATGAGTTATGCAGAAGCATTGGACAAAGTAAACTTAAGTGATATGCAAAAAAGTATTATCAAGGCAAGATATATAAAAGTCGTTCAGAGTTTTGAAAACCGTTGCAGAATGTTATCCCTCTGGTTTCACACATGCCGTTTTACAGTGACCGTAGGTTCATTAATCGTTCCTGCTCTTTTATCCATTCAATATACATCTACAGCATCTTCTACAAACAATAGTGACAACTCAAATCCAAATAGTTTTGCATATCGTATCTATTGGTCTACATGGGTGATTTCATTATTGGTAACAACCAGTAATGGCTTATCCAATATTTACAAGATCGACAAAAAGTATTATTTTCTTCATACAACACTCGAACAGTTACGGAGTGAAGGATGGCAGTATTTTCAACTGAGTGGACGATATAGCGGATTTTTCACGCCTCATGAAACACCAACGCATGCCAATCAGTTTGTCTATTTTTGTCATTCTGTTGAAAAGATTAAGATGAAACAAGTTGAAGAAGAATATTATAAACTTTTGGATACTCATTCAAATACACCTCAAACTTCAGCACAGGCTCCAAGACCCACACCGACGGTCTCCAATCTCATCCCTCCAACACCTCTCAATACTATTCTTGAAGAACGAGCTAATCTACCGCCCGAACTTTTGAGTCAGTTAGATACGATTCGAGAAGAAAGTGAATCGATTACCTCTTCAGAGATTGTTGTTGTCACCGAGAAATCACCGAAGGTCCAATAACCCAAGGTCCAATAACCGTTCGCAATGAATAGATATAATTTCAAAATAATATGTATAGATGAGCGTAAATTCTGGAAGACAATTTCTTGCAGATGCGTTAATCCCCGGTAAGGAGTATTCATTTACGGGAACAGCTATGGAGGGGTCAGCTCCATTGATTGAAGGAAAGAACCGTAAGTTTTACGCCAAGTATGTTGGCCCTGCAGGCGGTGACCTACATTTTAAATTTAATGGAATGGATTTATTCATAGATCGGGAGGAAGTCGTATTATTTCGTTATGAGGGATACAATGCTCATGCTGGAAAACGCCGCTCTAACACACGTAAAAACAGGAAGCAGAGGAAGCAGAATAGAAAAAACACACGTCGTAACTAGAAGTTAAAAATCGATATTTCTAACGCTGGGAATTCTTGTTCTTGATTAGATGTCGAGGCCGACGCGTAAAAAACAAAAGGATCGTTGCCAATGTATCTCTAGCTGCCCCAATCGGCCTGTCGGTGCATCCCCCTTTTGTAAGAAACATCTCAATACCTGCTCACGAATGTCCCCCTTAACCGGATGGGAACCCACGTTTGAACCCAATCGTTGGAATGATGCAAAAGAGTTGCGAGAAACCCATAACTGTTTTGCGTATGCCATGAACGTTCACGATCCTAAACAGGTTGAAGCCTGTAAAAAAGATGTGAACTGTAATGTTCCCTTTCATCAACCAGGTTCTGCGTCAGGATATCCACGATTCACAAATACTGCGCAAAAAACGTGCCCCAATATGATTGCCAGACTTTTGGGAGACAATCCAAGTCTTAAAATGACAACCTTTACGGACAAATGTCCACCACATACTTCTAAGATTGCTCTCGTAGTCGATCCCAAAGAAGATTACCATTTTTATCGACAAGATTCGGATGGAATGTGGTCCCATAAACCCGGTGGCATGCCCGTGACAAATAAGGATGCCTCTTCGAGACCCATTTATGATCCCGAGTTAGCGAATCGCAACTATAACACGGAGGGAAGTCGTTTGAACTATACCACAAGTTGTGGGTTTCTCTGTGTTCCTCGTGATCGCACTTTGTTTCTCAAAGTGGGTGGAAAACGAAAACAGTTTCGTCAAACCCGACGTCAACGACGTTGATTTAAATCTGTGCTCGTTGTTTCTTTCTTTCTTCTAACCATTGACCCCCAAAACGTCTTATCCATACATTTTCGGGATCAAACACTGCAAGTGCTTCCATACAATCAATACGCTTTCTGGGACTTGGATGAAGAAGACCTTTGAGTGCAGCCTTCACTGCCCATTGTCTTTCTTTCCAAGGATTACTGGTCGTAAACTCAGGATTCATCATAAGTATCTGTATAAGCGATAACGCAATGGCACCGATTGCCCATCCATCATATCCTGGCCAATAGAGTTGCCAAAAACGAACCCAGTCCTCTTCTTGGCATGCCTGGCTCGTCATCCAGAATGAACGCATGTCTTCCGCTGAGGATACACGGGATTGACCAAGTATTTTCTCAAGTGATCGGAAGACTGGTTTTCCAAGCACCGTATTTCTTAATGCATCATTAAAACTCATTTTGCCTTCACGGACAGCAGTCATGATTGTTATTTCAGGTGGCTCCGAGTTTAAGATATGAGGACTGATTTGATTCTCTTGTCCAAACATTTGAACTTTCCAACGATTCTCCAAAAGTGAATCACGGATGCTGTCTTTTGTAAATGACATTCCGAAATCTAAGATACGTGCTACGCCTTTTCCATCAACCAGGATATTACCAGGATGTAGATCATAATGACATACACCAGAAATAAGAAGTGTTGATCCAGCCTCCAACATATGACGAAAAAACGCAAAAAAATCAAAACGCTTCGGCCCTAAATCCGATGACTCAAGAACTTTATAGAATGGTAAGACACCACCAAAAGGCTCAAAAATCTGAATGGCGTTCTTATACTCCAAAGCAGTTCTTCCAGGAGCAAAACAAAGGTCTAACTCATCCTTTTTCTCAGTTTGCTTATTGAGAGGCAAGGGCTCACACGATTCCGGTTCGGGCAAAACAAAATAGTTGGTAGCCAAAGGAATCTTTCGAATCGCATTGGCGGCCTCGATCTCCTGAATACCATCCATTTTGATTGTAATCTTGCCTACAGCACTCTTAGGTGTATGCTTTTGTGATTTACATAAGAGTGGTGGAGTGAATACACATCCATAGGTTCCTGACCCTAAATAACGGCCACCGTCCATCTGCTACTATTTGATTCGGATATCTTAAACAGTAGAAGATGATCGGAGTCACTCTGGTCCTGTTGCTTCTTTTAGGGTTTGCAGCGGCTGAACTCTTTTGGCCTAAACAACTCCGTGAAGGATTCGAAACTCTGATTCCAGCACTCAATCCAAAGGCAGGATATTTTAATAACTTTGTCCCTCGTCGTGGAGATGTGGCTCCAGGTTTAGAAGAAAGTGGATATATTCAAGATAAGCGATATTTTCAAGGATATGTAGATGTTCAACGTCTCGGTGTTGATAATGACTTTTGCCGTATGATTTACCCTTTGGGTCAAGAACAAAATAAGTTTCTTGCTTGTGCTTTGGCTGGAACAGAAAACTTAACCAGCACCAGCTTCAAGACTCCTAAACAGGCTAACGGCTTTCAGATTTCACGTGATGACTATATGCGTGATATTAATAAAGATGGTCGTGCTGACTATTGTCGTATTTTGAAAGCGAAGGACGGTTCTTGGCAACCACAATGTAATCGGTCGATGGATTTAGATTTCGATCCCATTATGGTCACTGATGTCAATCCACCTGCAGATATTGCATCTCTTCTTCGAATGTATGATGGATGTCTTTTCTGGTATCGTTTCCGAGACGATATGTTAGACTATGTTAAAAACACCAAGATTTCTGTTGCGGGGGGTGCTATGGTGGATGAGACACCGTATGCTGATAAACCTATCAGTGAAGCCCTGAAGTTCAATGGTATCGATCAGTTTCTACGCATAGGTGATGGACCTGATCTTGAACTCGGAACTGTAGTGCCTTTACGATCAATGCGTGCTATCATGGTATGGGTGTATTTTGATGAGTTCACCAACAATGCTCATATTCTTGATTTTGGTGAAGGAGCAGGTTATAATAATATTGTTCTGGGCATTGTTGGAAGAGGCGATGGCTCGATTACAGATGCTGGATCGATTCGGCCTCCTCTTCTATGTGGATCTGCTGAGGGTGGATCCACTTTGCCCACAGAACCTTCTGGTGCTCAACCTGTTCCTATCATGACTCCTCAAGAGTTAATGTTTACTACTGCTGCGAATGTAAATGACTATTCAAGTATAGGCTTTGAAGGAACACCACGACGTCTTCCTCCGTCTCGTATTCAAGATAAGGTTCTTCCTGGCCCGAAAAACAAAGCGACACTCTTATTTGAGATCTGGGATCAACAACAACGTAAGATGCGTATTCGCGTCCCTTCGGTTGTGCCCAAAGAAAAGTGGACTCATATCTGTATTACCAGTAAAACAGAAGATGCATTTCGGCCCGATATAGGAATCTATATTGATGGTAAACAGGTCTATCTTGAATCCAGTGGTTATCTGCCACAGGCTGGAACTCTATCAAACTGCTATATCGGTAAGAGTAACTGGGCATCCGCAACTAAACAGTTTGAGAATCGTGATGAACTTTTTAAAGGGCGTCTTTTTGATCTACGTGCTTATAAAGTAAGTATAAGTGATGCAGTTCTTAAGGAGAGTATTGCTTGGGGTCGTAAATGCTTAGGTCTCCAATAGATATACATAAATCAATAGATACTCTTTGTATAAACTCTATACAAAAAGTATTCGGTAAGTATTCCTCCTGTGTGAATCGAACACACGAACTCCTGTTATCATTAAGCAATAGCTTATCACTATTGCCCCCTCTATATAAGTATGTGAAGGGAAGCTGGGCTTACCATGCTATATAGGACAGGCGCATTACCATTGTGCTAAAGAGGTTTTATGTTTATGTTTTTATCTTTATTTTTATATGTTTATCTTTATCTTTAGTTATCTGACATATTCTCTGGAAGAGTGAAATCATAAGCATCTTCTGCCATTGCCGCCATTTTCTTAGTGGCCTCAGTAGCAGCCTTGCGCTGAGATCGGCGGCTCGGTTGCTTCTTTAGAGTGCGTGTGATCGTGAAAGAGGGTAGAGAACTCACTGCGGACTTAGTGGGAGACTTCTTCAAACTTGAACTACGTGTAGATACCATCTTAACTAACTGCTTGTATAAGCGATTAGTCGCCACTCAAATTTATAGTTTCCAAAAAAAATAGCATCGTGTCGTTTCGATCGACAGACCTCCTGGTTATGAGCCAGGCGCTCTTCCTCTGAGCTACGATGCTAAAAGTCTATTTATTTTGTCTTTAGGTTTTTTCTTTAGTTTTTCTTTTTACTTTCTCCAGACAGGAGGAGCAGACCATGCTGCCTTGCCTTCAATGATAGCCCACTCTGGCTCGCCTGGATGGAAATAGGGACAGACCTTCTCTAAATGCTTTCCACAGCCAGCAGGCCATCCATTCTCTGCAGGCCTAAGAGCCCACTTACAGGGCATAGGCTTTCCAGAGCGACGATCATAGACCCTCTTAAGAGGCTCCTTGCGAATCGCTGCGCACTCTTTAGCCTTGCGAATCTCACCCTGAGCAATCGCACACAGGGTCTCCTCTTCTTTCCTTTTCTCATCGGCTAACCTCTTCTCTTTCTGTTCTGGTGTTTCCCTCCTACGTTCCTCTGCATCTTTATCACAGATGATATCTCCCCAGCCAATACCGAGCTCATTCGCAAGATGAAGATCGAGGACGATTCCCTCTAATAAGGGATGCTCCTTACAGTTACCTACACAGATACTGTAAGAGTGACCAGGCTTATTGTGTTCCATCTCTGCCTCAGAGCGAAAGAACTTCCAGTCACCATGGTCGCAAGACCAATGATCTCCCTCGTGAGAGTGTGCTGGATCTGAGCAAGAGCAGGGATATTCATCTGCATAGATCTTCTCAAGAGGCCAATATCGTTTAGCAATGATTTCTTCTGTTAGAGTCATTTTTTGCTTGATTTGCTTTAAAAGCGTGCCAGATCGTTCCAAGGACTTATATTTCAATTTTATTATTAAATTGAATCTAGCAATTTCCGTATAAGAAGATGATATCTGTATTATATTCAATTTTATCTTATAGTTGATTTTGAGTTCTTTTGCTGCGGCATGCTTGCATGTAATGGATTCAATTTAAAAAAAAAATTGAATATATGTTTCCATGGAAGTTGTAGCATTCTTTAGAAAACAATAACATTCTAAAACAAAATGAGCTCCATTACAATCAACATGAACGACGCAGCAAGCATGCTCAATGGCCTCAAGGCTCTTCTCCCTACTCTTGAAAAGATGGTCTCAGCGACAGAGCCATCTCTTGCTGCAGTAACAGAGAAAAAGCGTGTAGGAAAGCCTCTTACAGAGGAGCACAAGGCCAAGATGAAGGCAGGACGAGAGGCCAAGAAGGCAGAGAAGGCTGCTCTTGCTCTTACTCCTTCTACAGCGGCTCTTACAGCGGTAGCTCCTGCAACAGAGGCAGAGAAGCCCAAGCGTGTTCTTACAGAGGAGCACAAGGCCAAGATGAAGGCAGGACGAGAGGCCAAGAAGGCAGAGAAGGCTGCTCTTGCTACTGCTACAGCTCCTTCTACAGCGGCTGTTACAGCTACAGCTCCTGTAACAGAGGCAGAGAAGCCCAAGCGTGTTCTTACAGAGGAGCACAAGGCCAAGATGAAGGCAGGACGAGAGGCCAAGAAGGCAGAGAAGGAAGCAGAGAAGGTTGCTCTAACAGCGACTGTTCCTGCTCCTACTGTAGTAACAGAGGCTCCTAAGGAGAGCGAAGGAGAGCTCTCTGACTCTGGAAGCGCTGGTTCTAAGCGTGGCCGTCCTAAGGGCTCTAAGAACAAGCCCAAGACAGAGGAAGAGAAGGCTGCCTCAAAGGCAAAGAAGCTCTCTAAACTTGAACTCGCAGCGAGTATCCCTCTGCCTTCAAGCCCCGTTGCATCTCCAGAGAATGTGATCTCTATCAAGGGACGACTCTTCGTTGTTGACAGCAATAACAACGCATACACGTGTATCGGAACAAAAGAGAGAGGCGAATACGTAGGACGCTATGACAAGAACTCCCAAATCATCGATGACAGTCTCGATGCTAACTAAAGACAAAACAAAAAGACAAAAAGACAAAACAAAAGAAAAAAGACAAAAAATAAAAACAAAAAAAACACTCTTTTTTTTGTAAATTTGAAAACGATGCCCTTATAAGAAAGTTCATCAATGTCTTCTGCAAATAAGATGGTATCAGGAGGCTCTATATCCGATGGATATCATTGCTGCTTCGAAGAATGTCCTACTTGCGATCCTGTGCATCGCGACACTCTACCTGGTGAATGTAGGACCTGTCAGTGTGATGAATGTGGCGATCTCTTTCAACTAAAAGATAACGATAGCTTCAATGGTATATGCTATACCTGTATGATACAAGATCCCGAAAAGAACTCTTCTCAGGATGAGACTTATGGACAAACTAAGATGGATTTGATTCTAAGTTACATTCTTGAAAAGACGCACATCACTCAGGACTCATCTGAAGAGAACCTGAGTGCTCTTCAGAAGAAATATGAAAGTCAACGTGCATATCTCGACAGTTCCTGCGGTGAATATCTAAGCAAAGAAGAAGCTGAAGCGATCGATCTCGCCAAAGAGATCCTCGATTCGAAACTTCAAGAGATTCATACTAAACTCAATAACTCTTAGCGCCTTGTCTTTCGAGTGCTATGTCTCTGGTTACGCTTACCACCCTTTTTAGTGACCGCAGTTTTCTCGTTCCATCCGGGTTCACCCTTGTGAATGTAGGGGCAGGCTTTTCCATCGTGAGCCCAACACTTCTCTCCCTTACATTCCCATTTACACTTCTTTGCTATCTTCTTCAAGGTTCCAGTTCGACTATTCACAAACTTGCTCTTCTTCTTCTCAACATTGGCCTTCTTTAAGAGTTCTTCCATATTCTCCGATGCCTTCTTTAGACGAATGGCTCTTTCCTTTGACGTTTCACGAGGCTTAGATGCCATTTCTTGATCATATAAGATATTACCCCACCCTCTTCCTAGCTTAAGAGCACTTTCAAGGGCCTTCATCTCAGGACTGTTTAAAAAAGACATCTCTATCTATTCTTATAGATTTTAGATAGAGATGCGACTCCAGTTCGCCAGTGACTTACATCTAAACTCGTGGTTAGCCACTTCTGAAAAGACCGATATCAGTTTTGAAACCATACTGAAACCCGTTGCTAAAACTCTTATTCTCTGTGGTGACATTGGCTCTCCAGATTCCGTAATGCTCAAACTCTTCTTCAAATGGTGTTCCAAACGATGGGATAAGATCTTTTGGATTCCAGGACATCATGAAATGATGGATGTCTGGCATCACAGAACAAGAACCTATGACGAATGCATAAATCATATGCGAGTCTGTATTGCAGATTATACAAACATCCATGTTCTACATCGTGAAATGCTGGTTACAGAGGATGGATATCTTCTCTTAGCATGCCCTTTGTGGGGACATCTTTCCAGTATGAGCGAAAGCATGTTTAAAGATCCACTTTACAAAGAGATTACGCACGAACATCAAAAAGATTTAGCATGGCTACGAGAACAACTCAAGAAAGTTGAGATGCCTGTGATTGTCGCAACCCATTATCCACCCTCTATGCGCCTGATGAACCGTGAGTTACTACATATACCTCACTCAACACTCTATGTTCCCGAAATGGAAGGACTTCTAAGATCTCCTATCGTAGCATGGATTTGTGGATATCTTCATGAAGCCGTTCAGGTTCATCGACCGTATTATGATGCTACAGGAAATCCAGGAGAAGTTCTGATTGTTACAAATCCACGGGGATACCCCGATGATGGTGTTACAGGTTACAGGAACGATGCTGTTTTACGATTGGAGAACATTTAGAGATCTTCTTTCATGAGCATCTTTTGAAAGGATTCTTCAAATCCGTAAATCGATTTTCCAAAGTTCGCTAAAGGAAAAAAGGCAATGGGTCTGCGCTCCTTAATAAAGTTCATAGCTTGATCTGCAGTCAAACGTTTTGTCGCAATCAGAAAGAAGGCTATTGCAGCCGGAGAGCGTTGCATCCCAGCATGACAATGGACTAAAATAGTTCTTCCAGACTTATATTCATTAAGCATCTTGATTACAATCTCGTAGGACCAGAGTTCCATATTACGAATCTCTTCCTCTTGCAAGTTATCATCCACGGGAACACGATACCTGCGCCGTATAGAAGGATGAAACGGTAGGTTTTTTGTGCAGTTGAAAACCACATCGATTCCAGCGTTTTTTAGAAAGCTTTCATCTTCAGCCGCCTTCAGATTACCAAGCCATAGATTTGGTAAAATCTGATCAGCATTATTAAAGTTGGGTAATCCAGGAATCATCTATATTACTTCTTAGTGACAATGTAAATTTGAAGGCTTTTTAATCCAAGGCAACCTGTAGCCAAAATGCTCACACGCCATCTTTACAGTCACGATGAAGTGGCTGCTGCATTATTATGGAGCATTCGATGCAAACGTATTGTCGAAGCAGCCTTTTGGGTAAAAGAAATGATTGATACTGAGCTCTTTGATGAACTCTATAATACACTCTTTAATGCGTGGATTTGGTATTTCGGGATAGCACACCTAACTGCATTGACACATTTATATGAACTCTTTCATAAAGAACAAGAGACCACTGAGGAAGAGATCATTCGCTTCGTTACAGGTCTTTGTGGATTGAATCGTGATGCGAGTGTCTTTGCCCTACTCACAATGGGTGCAACAGACGGTGTTAGACAACCCGATCACTTTCATGAGGTTTCAAAACTGACTGGCTTCTTTGATAAAGAAGTCTGTTCAGAACTGGAGATTGCTGCGTTTTCTGCCCTCTGGCAAAAGAAGATTCGTCTCGCTTGGTGGTTTATGCGTTCCCTTTGGTTACAGGATGCGGATCGTGTATGGATGTTACTGGTAAAAGTTGCAGAGATGAAGTTAGGTTCAGACATTAAAGAAGTCTTCAGACTTTTAAAAAGTGATCGTGTCTCACAATGGGCATCACGAGCACTCGCTTTCTGCTGTTTTGGTCTTGATAAAAAGACATTCAAGAAATCACTCGAGCCGTTTGTTAAAGCCACTATACCAGACTATCTGAATGTTCACTTAGAGTCATGGCGGAAACTCGAGGGAAAAAGAGCACGAAGGATCTATGCGATTCCTCACGCATCTCTTTATTGGATTACTCAGAGAGGAAAGATAAATCATAAGAAAACGAATCTTCAAGGTGTTTATTGTGGAAAATGGCAATCGTTACGAGGGAGTCCCTTTTGGGAAAGGGTTCTCGCAGAAGAAGAGCCGTGGGCAGACGATACTAAAAAAGAGCATTTCTGGGAAACCTACTTTCCTGATGATATTCCTGATGAATGGTCCTTGGAGGATCAACAAAAGAGTCATGGTGAAGGTGCTTTGATTGGTGATGAGACTCCCAGTTATCTTAAATACAGCAGCAAATGGTTCAATCAGTGTGAGACCCGATCTCTATGGATGGGTGTTTCGAATGCACTGAACTCAATCGAGAAACGTGATGATTGGATTGAGGGTTGGGATACACTCTATGCTGTGGATCCTGAACAGGATTTAGATCTTGAACCGAAGAAGGTTCATTTATTTATAGTGTAATGTAAAGATGAACTATGTATAGGATAAATAGGAATGCGTATCCAATACATCAGTGATATTCATTTAGAGTATTATGATCCAAAGAATGAAGGCGTGATTCAGCCTGAACTCTTTTTAACACCCAATGCTGAATATTTGGCCTTGTGTGGAGATATTGGCATTCCCGATCTTGCTTCATATAAGCCTTTTTTAACCTGGTGTTCTCAACACTGGAAAACGGTCTTTATTCTTGCAGGAAATCACGAGTATTACAATCAAAGAGTCACTGAAAGAACAAGCATGGAACAAAAGAAAAAGAAGATAAAACTTGCCTGTGTGAATCTACCGAATGTTTATTTTTTGGATTGTGATTCTGTCTGGATTGAGTCAGAAAAAGTGCGAGTTCTTGGTTGCACATTCTGGAGCGAAGTTCACGATGAGGTCTTGGAGAAGGCTCGATTCGACTTCACACATCCTAAACAGATTCTATTAGATTCTACAACCCCAGCAACACCCGAGGTTCTTCGTGAACTCCATCGTATTGAGGTGGACTGGCTACGTTCAGAACTAAAGAAGGCGTCTGTTCTTGATGAAAAGGTGCTTGTCCTCACACATTATTTGCCGAGCTATAAACTCATTGCCGAGAAGTTTTGGGGATATGAAATGAGTAGTTGCTTCGCCAGTGATCGAGATGAACTCATTCGTCATCCTGTTGCGGCATGGATCTGTGGTCATTCGCACCATGGCAAATATATCGTTCTTAAGGGAACGATTTGTGCATTGAATCCCCATGGCTATCCGAACGAGTCTGTTCCAACACGGAATAAGGCGGCGGTCTTAGAGATTTAGTGTTGTGGTCTAACTCTTCATGTTACATCTATTACCATTTCCTTAGTATTTAACTTGCGTCTTGATTCATAAATCTGTTCAAGTGTAATGAGAATGAGAACTTTACATTTAGCACGGATTTTATTAAGTTCACGTATCTTTTCTATCGAATCATCCAGTGTAATCTCATTCATATTGTATCGTTTACAGAGAGATATCCATTCAGAGATAAATGGATTGTCAGGCATATTATGTAATGCCCAACGACATAGTAGTTCTGAAAAGACTTTATTATAATAACTAAACTGCATCTCCATAAAATCAATGACCAACTCGATACATTCGGAATCTGAAGTATTTTTCATAATCTGTTGTAATGCCGATATACGGAGTTTTTTTCTAAACTGTGTTAAAAATAAGTCTATATCAAAATGACATGCGGCAAAGGCTTCTAATGCCCAGGTTGTCTTACCAAGAGCCTTACATTGTTTGTAGAGTGAACACACTTCAAATAGATTTAGGGGTTGATTTGTTAATGGATTCCGTGGGTAAATCGGATCTGGAATCTGACCCTCGTTCCGCAAGAGTTTCTTATGAATATCACGCATCACGGAATCGGCTTCAAACACATATTGAAAACGTTCTTTCAGTCGATTCAAAAAGACCTTTTGTTCAGGAGGAGACATCGTAATAGGATCTGTATCATTTGCCTGTTTAATAGATCTGAGTCGTATACGATTTAGGAATCGCTTTAGAATCCAACGCACTTCATGATTTTTTTCAAGAAGTTTCTGAGCCTCTTCTTTTGTTTTCAAAATATGCGAGTTTAACGGTGTGTTATAGAGTAAAAATGGATAACCATAGATTTCTAAGGATCGTCGCTTGGTAGGATATGAACTACCTTCGAGCATACTAATAACAAAAACGATAGATAAGGATGAACAACGTTGATAGGGAAGAATAAACCATGATTTTGGAGAGGGTTGTGTGGGTTTTTTAATGCATTTGCGTCTTCTTCGAAGAGGTTGAGGATCACTCCTCCCAATCGAAAAAGGAGACTGCTCCATCTTAACTTAAACAGTGCATTTAATGTTTAGACTTCTTCCTCTTTCTCTTCCTCTTCCTCTTTTTCTTCCTGAATATCAAAGAGCACTAGTGTATCACCCTTCATATAACCAACTCTAACATTATGAACTGTATAGACATTTAATCGATTCAAGACATCTCTCGTGGTTGCCACATAATAGGTTGTCTCATCGACTATAATCCTGCGTAACTCCGTTTTATTCTTGAGTTCAGCAGGCATTTCCCAAAAGCGATGACATGGACAGTATGGTTCCCCATAGAGAACTGGTTTAGAACAGATTCTCGCTACAGCTGTGCTCGTATCATAAGCACTACACATGAATCGCTCATTCGTTGGTTCTTCCATATCGACTAGATAAGGCTTTGTCTTCTCTAATCGAAATGCGTTCCAGAGTTTCTTTTCATCCTCACCAAGTGTTTCCGCGATGTCTTTAATGAGACGTTTCGATTGTGCCATGATGACTGACTCCATGGCTTCCCATAAAGGGCGTTGAACTGCGTAAGACATTTGGGTGCTCAATAAAGAAATACCCCCGTGTTTAAATTTTCACTCCGTAAATTTGCTTCGATTCCCTTATTGGATAGTCATCAAACAAAATGGAGTGGTATGGTAAAGAGCCTTTGCAGCCCAAGTATACAAGACAACTTGTTCTAAAGTGGCAGTCGCCTCCAGGTAACTGTGCTGCACATTATTATTCTGAGTTTCCTGAACTGTATCCTAAGTATTTACCTGAGGATCATCCTACCGTTCACTATGATGAAAAGAACTATCCTAAACACCGTGATTATAGCACCTTCAAATCTGCACCCGAGAAGATTCCATCCTCACATCGTATTGAATGGGAAGATGGATATGGACCATGTAATGCCTGTAACGTGTGTATTAAAACAAAGAAACTTAATGATGAAAGAATGGCGGAGTATTTCAAGAGGCTCTCCGCATGGAAAGAACATGGAACACCCATGTAACTCGCAAAGGAATCTAAACTATTTACAGTATAGGGTGTAGATTCAATGTCAACACAAACTCGTGATTGGGGGGCTCCTTTATGGAGGATGTTACACAGTATGGCTGAAAATATCGGATTTCAAACAGTCCCCATGTTGGCTACCGATGAAGCCAATGAAATGATTTTTGTGTTAAAGTTCACTGAAGATATTATGCCTTGTTTACTCTGTCGTAACCATTATCGTATGTGGAAAAAGAAACATCCTGTTGATGGATTTGCCGCATATAAAGGTGAAATCCTACGTGTAGTGGTAAGAGAATGGCTTTATACTCTACATGAGGAGATCAATCGTGATCGTGGAGTTGTGTCGAATCTTCGATTGGAGGATTTGACTGAACTCTATAAGAACGTTTCGATCGGCGATGAATGGAATATTTATCTGCAAAAAATCAAAAAAAGTTCTGAAATGGGATTGATGAAACCAGGTGCCCTCGCAAACTTTAATCGGCATCTGGTGATTCTAAGAAAACTCACAGGGAAACTCTAGCGCTTTCCCGTATAGACACAGGTCATTGGAGGAGGCTCCTCCGCCGATGGAGGTAATATTTTTTGAATGATACCGAATATATCAGAATCACGAGATGAGCATTGTCTGGCAAATAGATACCAACTATAACCAAGGGAACTCATTGTAATAAACGCAATGAGAATGCCTGCCCATGTTTCACATCCAACAAGAGTCTTACGCATTACAATAATCGTAATAAGGGTGACGGAAGATAATAGAACCGATAGGAGTGCTTGTGATTTACGACGTTCTACCTTCTCTTTATCGGCGTTCGTTTCAGACTTCATCGTATAGACAAAGATACCACTTGAGATCAAAAAGGAGAAAAAGAAGATGATATTTGCCATCCAATAGGATGGACTGACCCATAGTTGACCCATCGTATAGTCCGCTTCACCGGGCACTATATTACAAAGATCCTTATTGGCCACTGTAAAATAGTCTTTAAAATCATATCCAAAGAACTCCACGAGTGTGTTTAATAAGAAAGTAACAAGGGGGACCACTAACACCAGACCCAATGATAATACTAAAAGACCAATATTACCTTGTGTGCATCCAATAAACAATGACCAGCCCGTCAGGATTAACGGGAGTGAAAGAAATGCTTGTGATAAAAGACTTCGTAAGTTTTTTACCAATGACATTATGAGTAGCCCTCTTCTGTTA